AGTTTACACAAACTTCATTTGGTTTTTATAAGACTAACTTTAATCAAAAGACTATCGACCAGAAGCGAGCCTATATTGGATTAAAAGGTATAGGAAAGATACGCGGTGGTGGTTCAGCTGATATGATACAGAGAAGATCTGAGATGTTTGATCTCATGGTCTTTGGTGGAATAAGACGAGCTAAGAAGAAATACTTAGTGAAGCCTGCTAAACATTCAAAGCTTAATGCTTCTGGTAATTTTCCCAGAACCTTTTTAAAAACCAGATTAGCTAAACCAGATAAGTTCATACAGGGCATACCTAAAGGTTTCAGTGGAGAAAAGTTTAGAGGGTTATGGCAAGTCCAAAAGTCAGGACTAAAGATGGTTGCTAAGTATGATGCGACAACAAGTTATGATAAAAAGATTTATCCATACTTTAGAATAGTTAAGAACAATGTCAGGAAGATTGTACCGCGAGAGTTCAAGAAGAACATGAAGAAGTATAGTATGCGGCGCTTCTTTCCTAAACCAAAGAGAATATAATTTAAAAAAACATAAGGAAACTCTTTGTTTTAAGGGGGGTTTGTTAGGTTCTTTCCGATCGAGGACGCTTGCAGGTTGTTCGCGGCACGAGTATCTTCTAGCGACAGAAATTCTTAGACGACTTCGTTATGAAACTTAGGAAAAAACTTATGAGCAAAACTGACATAACAAAAACTGCAAAAGAACTTTCAGAGATCTTAGATATAACTGATCGTAGGGTACAGCAGTTAAGTAAACTTGGCGTAATACCTAAAGTGGCTAGAGGGCGTTATCCTTTATTTAAAGCCATTCATGGTTACATTAAATATCTTAGAGAGTTATCACTAGAGTCAGATGCTCCATCAGATTTCAAAGATGCAAAGTTAAGATCCGAAAAAGCCAGAGCAGAAATTTTAGAACTTGAAGCAGCAACCAAAGCAAGCGAACTGGTACACAAAGATCATGTATCAAAAATATGGACAAGCATAACAAGTTTAATAAAAGCAAAAACACTAACGCTTCCAAGTAGAGTTGGAGCTGATGTATATGCTGCACGCAATATAAACGAAGTCAGATCAGTTCTTGAAAACGCAGTTCAAGATATATTGATCGAGCTTAGTGAAACAGAAATAGAGATAGATGATACAAGTACCAACAGAGAACTCAGCGGAGATAGCGAGGACGGCACTGACGAATCTTCGTCCACCACCGAAGCTGACGATCAGTCAGTGGGCGGACAACTATAGATTTCTAAGTTCTGAAGCATCAGCTGAAGCTGGTAAATGGAATACAGCAAGAGCTGAATATCAAAGAGAAATTATGGACACTTTCTCTCGACCAGATGTTGAGAAGATTGTCATAATGAGTAGTTCTCAAATTGGCAAAACAGAATTGCTTATGAACATTATCGGATTTCATATTCATTATGATCCGTGTTCAATGCTTTGCATACAACCAACATTACAGATGGCAGGAACTTTCTCGAAGAATAGAATAGCTCCGATGATAAGAGATAGCGCAGCACTAACAAAGAAAGTGCAACCAGCAAGAAGCAGAGATAGTAATAATACTATTTATGCAAAAAGCTTTACTGGTGGATCTCTGGATTTAGTTGGATCTAACTCAGCAAGCTCAGTTAGTTCTCGACCTATTCGGATATTGTTATGTGATGAGGTTGATCGATACAGCGTTCAAGGCACACAAGAGGGCGACATAATATCTCTTGGGATGCGAAGAACATCTAATTTTTATAATAGAAAAATCGCTTTAGTAAGTACGCCTACGATAAAAGGCAGCAGCAGAATTGAAGATGCTTATGAGCAAAGCGATAAAAGGAAATACTATGTTCCGTGTAAAGACTGCGGAACTTATCAAACTTTGGAGTGGAAAAATGTTTACTGGACTAAAGGAAATCATCAAGACGCGGTTTACACTTGTAAAGAATGTGGTTCTGCATGGAGCGACTCTGAGCGACTTGCAGCAATACGCAAAGGCATTTGGAAAGCTAGTTCTGACTTTACTGGAACAGCTGGCTTTTGGATCAATGGTCTTTATTCTACTTTCACTTCACTGGGTGAAGCGGTTGATCTCTTTCTTAGCAGCAAAGATCTTCCAGAAAAATTAAAAGTATTTACAAATACATTCCTTGCTGAAAGCTGGGAAGAAACAGGAGAAAAAATAGACGACTATCAGCTCCAACAAAGAGCTGAAGATTACGATGGTGTTCCTCGCGATGTTGTTTTGATAACAGCTGGCGTTGATGTTCAGGACGATAGATTAGAAGTAACAATCTCTGGCTTTACTAGAGATGAGCAAGTTTACATTCTCGACCATAAAGTTATTTATGGAGATCCATCTGGCACTGAACTTTGGGAAGAATTAGACAAGATATTGCTAGAGAAATATCCACATCCAGTGGGTATAGATTTAGACATTAAATCTACTTGCGTAGATAGCGGCGGACATCACACCAATAGTGTATATACATTTTGTAAACAAAGGATGAGCCGCCGCGTTTATGCAATAAAAGGTGTAGGCGGAAAAGATCGAGCGATGGTTGGACGACCATCAAAAAGCAATATTGGAAAAGTTAACCTTTATCCGTTAGGCACTGACACTTTAAAAAATCATGTTTACGGAAGATTAAATATAGAAGATGGAGCAGGCAGCATCCATTTTCCAAAACACTTAGACGAAGAATACTTTGCGCAGCTGACAAGTGAAGAACGCGTTACTCGTTTTGTTAGAGGAGTAAGGAGATCTGAGTGGGTACAAAAAAGAAAAAGGAATGAAGCGTGGGATTGTCTTTGTTATGCCTACGCAGCATATTCATTACTGAATGTAAATTTACGCATACTGCATGAGAGATTGAACCGTGCGGCAAAACCTAAAGATCAACCAAAACAAAAGAAGATGCGTCCTAGAGGACGCGGACAAAATTGGATGGATATATAAATGGCGATAGTTGTAAAAGATAGAGTTAAAGTTACCACAAGTACAACTGGTACTGGTACACTTACGCTTGGATCTGCTGAAACAGATTTCCAGAGTTTTTCCGTTATTGGTGATGGCAACCAAACTTATTACGCAATAAAATCGGATGCAGGATGGGAAGTTGGCATTGGCACATATACGCATAGTGGAACGACACTAAGCAGAGATACTATTCTTGAAAGTTCTAACTCAGGATCAGCAGTATCACTAACAGGAACATCAACAGTCTTTACGACTTACCCTGCTGAACGAGCTAGCTTTAGCGATCAAGGTTTATCTAAAACTTATGTAGCTGATGGCGCAATAACAGCAGGCAAGCCATGTCAGTTTACTTCCGCAGGCAAAGCTGAACAAATTGCAACAACAACATCAAGCAACACTAACTCAGGAACATACAGTCAAGGCAGTATTAGTAAAATAGATGATGTTATTAATGATAAATGGTCAATGGATGTTGCTACAGATGGTACGACTTATGGTTTTGCATATCGAGAAACAGCAGGACAGACAAACTTTGTATTAGGTACAAGATCAGGTGAAACTATCACTTGGGGAACACCAATAACATTAGCAAGTTTTAATTCACTAACGCAAATTGTTAAATACAACCCAGAGCAAGATGTCTTTATTGTTACTTATGCAAATCAAACAACACACAAACATTTAGCAACAGCAGTTTCCTATTCTGGAACAACCGCTACAGCAGGAACAGAGATTGAATTACTAGCTTCAGCTTGGACTGGTGGTGGAGTTGACCAACATTATACCCAAGTTTACGACAGTAATAGCAAAAACAATGTCTTTATATGTCATGGAGCTGATGATGCCTTAGGAAGCAAAACAACAGCAATAGTTATAACTGCGTCAGGCACAACTTTAACAGCAGGAAGTGAAAATGCAGACACAAGCAATGGTGGAAGTTATTATGATGGATGTGATTTAACAGGCGGTAAACTTTTAGTTTATTATAGAAACTACAGCGACTCATATCCTTATGTTATTGTTTTAACTGTTGATGGCAATACAGTTACCTTTGGTACGCCAACTTCAGTAAATTCAGGAGCGGGAGCATTTTGTAGCCCTGTTTACAATCCTAATTATACAGATAAAGCTATTTTATTTGGAGCAATTAGCACAACAAGCAATTATTATTCATACGCAAGTTTAGCTATTAGCGGAACAGCAATAACTGCAAGCAACTTTAGTAATGGCAATATTGCTTCTGATAACTGTTATATTGAAAGTTTTGGTAAGGTTGCAGACTATTCAGATTACACAGGAGAATATATTGCGGTGTATGCAGATAGTGATGATAGCTACAAACAATGTAACAGATTTTGCACAACAACAGATGGTGTAACATTAACAGTAGGAAGTGAAAACAAAGACTCAGCAGGAGCTTCTTTATTTTATTCTAGCGTAGTAAGTAATGATGTTAATGAGAAATCTGTTGCTTACTTTGGTGATTACACAAATGATGACATTGAGTATTATGTTGTTAACCCAACTTACTCATTTACCAAAACAACAACCACTAACAACTTTGATGCTACTAAGTATCTCGGAGTAGCTTCAACAACTGCAAGTGATACAGAAGAAGTTAAAATCAACTT